TTGTAGTAGGGAAGTTAATTCATTTGTTGGATCTAAAGATTTAAGTGGTTCTATTTCTTGTAAATTTTGCATCAAAGGTTTTAAAAATAATTCTTTCCAATCTTTTGGTTTTGGAACAGGTACTACTAGGTTTGCTTGATCTAAACACGCTAAAGCAAATAAAGGTGAACTATAAAGTTGTTCTGTTTTTAATTCGATTCGCGATTCACCCACATCTAAAAACCATTGTGGTGGTGTTGATGTATATTTCGTTAAGTTGCCTAACATCGGCATTTGTTCTTCACCAAAGCCTACACCAAATCGTTTTGTTCTACAGAGTCGTGATTGACAGACCGCGTTAATCGGTGCGTCTTTACATCTATATTTATCATATCCTTTACGACTTACGGATTTAATTAATTGTTGAACTTCGCCATTACTTAATGGAGGATTCATATATTGTTGGTTAGCTTTTACTAAATCATCTTGCCAAGAATCTGGTTTCGCTTGTTTATAATAAACAGCTACATTAAATAAGGCATTGTTTCTTGCTCCTTCTCCAAAACCTTCCTTGGCTAATTGATTTAGACAAGGAGGTCCTAGAGGAAACGCTTCTTCTATTTTTTTCTCTTCGACTTCAATTTTCTCCACCTCTTGCCTTCCGCAAGCCAGAA